GTGCGAATCTGCTTCAGCAACGCTGCAATTTCACGTGGTTCCATATCTATTCAATTATTAGTCCATCATAATGTTGACGGCCTCATCAACGCGCTCAACCGCCTCAAGCAATAAATCTAATGCTTCGTTCCGATAATAAGTTTGCGGATCAAATTGCGTCTTACGAAAATCATCAAGATGAATCATTGCATTCTGAAGCAATCCTAATGCTTGAACGGCTTTCTCCGTTGCAACTTCCAAATCATTCTTGTAGAAATTTCTACGTTGTGAGTTGTATTTCATCTTTGTGTTTTCCTGTCTTAAAATCCGACATCATCGATTGACCCAATCGCCAGGCCGTAGTAATCAATTACTTGCCTTACTTGTTTCGCCAAATCGCGTTTATCTAACGCGGAGAAAATTTCAAAAATGTACCCGATTGGGCCCATTTCAGCATTTGTCAACCCTAATGGCTCCAACTCGATGAGCAAATTTTCAAACTCATAATCCAAAGTTGGATCCCTAAATGGGGTAGTCACAATAACCTCGTATAGTGGCATGGCTTATCCGTTGATTGCGTCCAAAATAGGATCAACTAAATGGTACGCCCAAGATTCTCGTTCTCGTTCATACATAGTTGGGCCATAGTATTCCCACGCACTTACAACTGCATCGGCAATTTCCGAGAAACGATCATAACGAATCGCATCTTCAATCGCCTCAATCGCACGCAAACACTCCGGTGATGGATTCATGCGCATCAACGCATCGATGCCACGCTCAACAATGGCCTCCAAACTAAACGCGGAATCCACGTAAACATCGAGGAAATTCCTTTTCTGATACATCCCTTTTCCTTTAATGGTTCAAATGTATGTTACAACCTGGCCCTTCGCGCAATGCCTGCGGTCATATTTAGTTGCGCTTGCATTTGGCTCTCAACCACGTACGCTTGAACTGGGCCGATGTTCAACTGCGGGTTCGCTGCCGGGGCTACGTTGGGGATGAGTGCCTGCTGAATTGGGCGGTTTGCCGTCGGAGGGTCATCGCTCCCTTGGGGTGCGCCGATGATTCGTTTGATGCTTCCAAACGTGGCGAGAATAGTTCCCAACATAGACGCAATGTATCCCGCCAACACGAATGGTGCACCCGGCCCGGTTGATGCCGCTGCCTGCGCTGCTCCCCTTACCGCACTCGCCATCGCTTGCGCTTGGCTCAACAAAACCTCTGCGATTGCCAACTTGCGCTGCCGCTTGCTGCCTTCCTCACTCAAATCTGCAAGTTGCCCAAAGATGCCGCTGACCTCGCTGGCAAAACCTTGGATGGCTTGGAATCGTTTGTCCGCGTTTTCTTCTGATTCTCTGACGGTATCGGCTTCAATTTCCGCAATCCTTTTGGCCTTCCATTCCTCAAGTTTTACGATGTCCAAACCATATTCTGTGGCGACGGCTAACTGCTTTTGATATTCGGCTTCTACATCGGCCAAACGCTTTTCTTTGTCTGTCAAGAATAAAGCGTTGAACGCATCCGTGGCTTCTTTTTCGGCAGCCAAATCGTCTTGGATATACTTGTCCCTTAACCTCGCTAACTCAATCAGGTATTGTTCCTCAATGAGTTTCTTGGCTTCATTGGCTGCCTCTTGGCTCAAACCTAACGTGTCAATGCGAGCTTTCTGCTCGGCCATTTCAGCCATAATACGCGCCTCTGCTTGCTGACGTTCCGTTTGGAACATTTCGTTTTCACGTTCCATATAGTCCGCCCAAAATGCGTTGCGCAAATCGGTCTCACGCTGTGCCTCGGATGCATCTTCCTCTGCCCATTTAGCACGCATATCCTGCAACTCCAACCGATACTTTTCCCGGATTTTGTTGATAGTTGCCTCGCTCGAATTGATGGTTTTGGCTTTCTCAATTTCGTCCGTTAGGGCATACTCTAATTCCTTTTTGGCACGCTCACGGTCATCGGCAATTTTGGCGAGTGTGATTTCACGATCCAATTTGCGATTGAGTTCCGCCCTGGCTTTGGCATCTTGGGCGGCCTTGCGTGCTGCTTCATCGGCTTTGCGCTGGGCTTCCTGTTGTGCCTTTAACGCATCGGCTCGCTCTTGTGCCTCACGCGCCAACTCACCCTCTTGTTGTAGGACACCTCGATTCAAAACTTCCAAACGCTCCAAAATCATGGTCTCATCCTCCAACGCCTCATTCAGTTTGCCCTGCTCGATGGCACGTGAAAAAATCGCTAACCGCGAATACTCATCGTATGCCTTTTGTGCATCGCGTTTTTTGGTCTGCGCATCTTCCAACGCTTGTTGCAGGGAACGCATTTCTGCCATCTGACCCTCCAACACCATACGCTCTTTCAGGGCTTGGGTCAACACCCCCTCCGCTGTGGCTTGTTCCAAAGTCATGCCCTGCAACTCGGGCATCAACTTCTGCAATTCCTTCAGGGCTTGGTTACGTTCATCGATGGAAGCGTTGGTGTCCAACAAGGATTGCGCTAAAAACTGGGTGCTATTGGTGAATTGGTTTTCTGCTGACGATGCCTCTTTTGCGGCGGTCTTCATGGCCTTCATCCCCTCCGTGGTTCCCGTGAGGAAATCAGATACTTTCTCCCAATTGTCAATCAGCCAGCGGAACCCTTCAATGATTAAAAAGATAGGTACGGCTTTGATTGCAGCCCCGAGAATCTTGAACGATCCGCCCATCCGCCCTACCTGGCGTGAGGTCGATTCAAACCGCCGCTGAAGCATTTGCAGGTTGCGAGGCAGCAAATCCTTAAACAGGTTCAGACCGTCTTTCCACCCTCCCGTGGCTTTACCCCCGGCTTCAGCACCTTTCCTGCCTGTGTTTTCGAGTTTGGCCTGTGTGTCTTCTGCTGCCTTTCCGACATCTTCCAACGCGGCAATGGCTTCCGAGGAATCGCCCGTGATTTTAACCTCTGTGTCCTGCATTGTGCTTTATCATATTCTTGCGTTCCCGCAAGGATTTGTCCATACTATACAACCCAAAAAATCGGTTCAATATCGGATGCCCGTAGACCTTACGAGCTTGTCCATACTGCACTATGTCGGGGATGCTATACCCCACTATGTTGAGCCACTCTTTCATTCCCAGTTCATAAACACGCCATCCTCGAACAGGATTTCATCCGAGTTTTCCCACAACGCATCGCCCTCATCGGTCACATCCGGAATCATCCGTTTGATGGTGCTAATGCGGTACATAGTTACATCAATAGCCCACATAACATCTACGTTATTGGCCCCTGAAACAAGAATCCTAAACTCGCTGGGGTAGCCCGAAATGGCCGATAACGTAATTGTCTTTGCTCCGCCCCCCGTACTCTTTACCTCTGCAATCATGTGCTGCCCTACGATGCGTGCCACATTTTGCACTACCTGTGCTGTTCCAATCCATTCTTGATGGTGGGTGTGGCCTATGGTTCCCGATGTTCCCCCTACCTCCGTAGCCACGACCGTGATGCGCATCGAGTAGATGCCTTCCTGACCCATATAGATTTTGCCGCTTTTGATTTCTACGGCCTCTGTAGGGGTGGCATTCGTGGTGAGCGTAGTTAACTGAAACGAGGAAATCGCAATCGGGACATCGCCCGTGGTTCCGGTATGCACGACCGTTTCCTCCCCCTCGAAAGGGTACGGAGGTTCCGTGCCGGGAATCGGGTTCGTTGGGCCTGTATCCGTAGGCGTGCCAATCGGATTCTCGTTGTCATGCCCCCCTCCCGGAACGCGCCAAAAACATTCGCCGATTTCGCTGTCCCACAAGTACCCGTACCGCACGCAACACTTCGCAGTGCCAGATGCCGGGTTGCCCTCCGTGTCCGTAAACGTGATAGTGCCGTCGGCCTCAAAGCGATCGATAATCACATCGCAATCGTACGCCCCTTTTTCCAGCACCTTTTGCAGGGTGACTTTCGCAGGTTTGTCACCGTCGGCGTTCCACCCGCTGATGGAAATCACGCGCCAATACGAATCTAAAATCCAAATCGAATCGCTCCATTCGAGGTTGCGGATGTCATCCGTGGTTAGGTACATCGTGCATTCGAGGATACGGCAATCCTCGGAATACAATTCGTTGATGTAGGCAGCCCAAAATTTCCTATAACATCCGTAATCCGTGGGTTCCCCAAGTGCCCAAAACTGATACGGATGTGGATGCCATGCTAACGACCAACTATCTTCATTTGTTATGTAATCGCTGTAAATCGTAAAATTGGAATGAAACGATGTGTCTACCCCATCAATCCATAATTCTTGAGGAATCGATTTGAGACCGTGGTAGAATGCAAGAATCGGCCCACCCGTGGCGGGTTTGTCATCGCCATCCTCGTATTGAAACAAGTGATGCCACCTATATTGATAATTGAATTGGCTCGGATTGGTTCGGCGCAGCAAACTCAAGTGGTGAGGCACGTACGTTCCGCCTATGGTTTCCTCATCCGTAGCAAAGGCATTGGGGTTCTCATATCGGTACGTTCCGTAGACCTCTTTGTTTAACTCTTGGAACTCTTTATTCTTGTAATCGTTGCCTTCAGCATCCGAGAAAATCAGCACCTTTTTTTGGTCATTGGTAGTGGGCTTCATCACCATCGATGCGTTCCAATCTACCTTGTTTGTCCAATCCTTTGTCTTATCGGACACCGCGACAAAATCGGGCCACGGCTCGCATTTGATGAATACACTTTCCTTGGGTGCTGGGGCTACCACGAGGTTGAACTTCGTGATGATACTTTTCATCCACGTATCTACAGACATCTTTGGGAAGTTGGCAATCACATCCACGATGCCGACACTACCGCTTTGGTAGTTCACCATTTGCACGTAGGTGTTTTCACCTGCTATAATCGTGGCACTTCCTACCCCGTAGACGTTTGTGTAAAACCGCAGTTCTTGACCGACTGCCAACGCTTTCCAAAAGTATCTAAAGTATTGTTCCGTGGTTCCTCTTGAATAACTTACTTCATCCGTGAAAACCGTCTGTGGCGTTTCAGCCACCGTCACAAACGAGTACGTCCCGACCCCTGCCGGACTCGTAATTTCCATCGCCCAAATGAACTGAAAACTTCCTGTGAAAGGAGCCACAAAAACACCCGAGGCAAAGTGGTTATCAGGATCAAAGTTGGGCGATGCTTCATTGGTAGGCAGAAACTGATTTAGAAATCCCTCTTGGGTTATGATTGTTTGATTTGCGGTTAAACCCACCTTTGCCGAATATGTATTGCGGCCTACGACACGCTCCGTTTGCGTGCCTAAAAACATATAGATTTTCTCGAAATCGGCGGTGTCAAAAAAGTTGCTCTGCACCACGAATCCGCAACGCTTCACGATTTCGTTGAACAGCCATTTCACCTGAATCGCAGGGCGAAATTGGAAGGGGCGCATCTGACGAATGCCATCGGAAAAAACCGCTGATTGCCCCGACGGCCCACCCGCTCCTGATTGCCCTTGTTCTCCCCACCATTGGCTTTCTTGGTCTTCGTTGTAAACGTGCAAGGCATTGTCGGTCATAGGATAAACAATGACTCCGGCCCCAACTGCTCCAAGTGTAATGTCTTGTGACAAATACCAAGAATCAATAATGTTCGCGGCGATGAGTGCGTGATCCAAATCGGTGTACGGGTTGATGTCATCACCCCGAAAAAAGTCAGCCCAGTTTTTGCCGCGTATCTTTTCAAACAAGGATGCTGTGGATGAGAATACCACACACCTATACATCATCGCTTGGGTATCTACCTCAAGCAGTTGCAGCACCCCTTGGAAGATGATTCTGCCATCGTTCAATACCTCGGCCGTAGTTTCAGCGTATGCGCTGAAGGTTCCCGTGGCGATGTTTGCCTCGTAATAATGCCCAAAAAATTGATTGTTCGTGCGCGTAAACGGCAGTTGGAACGTGTTGGAGTGCGGAGCTTGTACGGCTGTGAGGTCGGAAATATCTTGAATCTGAAAGTTCATTTCGACCGATGCGCCCATCAACTCCAACTCAACACCTCCCGATCCCGATTGCCCGTGTGCGTAAATCTGTACCATTAACGTAGTTGGAAGGTGCGTTTGCCGTCGCGGATTTCGAGGTCGTACTGAATCAACTTGTCATTCAGTTGCGTTTGGATGTCGAGGTCTTTGGTATTCATCACGGTCGGAATCCAATGACCCAACTCGTAACGGAGGATGCGCTGGGACAATAAAAGGTCTTTGAACACCGCGTTATACGATTGCTCATAGAAGCCACTCGAAATGGAGTACGAACTTTCCATTTCCGTGTTGACCGTGCGTGTACCTCCATCGCTTGCGATGCGTGCGTATGGAACTCCTGGCCCTGCCTGAAACCAATTTCCCCCAATGGTATCGTAATCCTGTTTCGACACCTTCACCTTGGGCTTTGTAGCATTCCGAAAGTTGATGTAGTCCCAGCCCCCGAGTGAGTTCCAAAAGGCCAACCTCGTATAGGGATACTTGCATTCCTCATCAAGGAAGACCGTGTACGTTTGGCTCATCTTGGGGCTGCTGGGAAGCGTTCCCGATTTCAGGACGACGGTGTAATGTGTCCACCCGGCATTCGCACTCGGCCGCATCGAGGTGTTGATTGTTTGATCCTGCAAGTTGGCTGGGTAGATGCCGATATATTGCAACTTGTTTGCGGCCGTGCTGGTCGCAGGGACGGTGAAATGGTGGCTGTTGAGTGCCGTGTTCCCCGAAAAGTATTGGATGTACACGTAGCGGGTTCCCATGTATCCTGCATTCACGAGCGTGACCGTGCCGTAGTCCTTTACTTGGGCATAGATTTCCGTGGGCAGGATACTCGCAAATTTGCTCGTTGCTCCATCCGGGATGAACGTATCGTTGATGCCTCCATCGTAGGCGCTGTATACCTGCTCGAATTGCGCGTTGACAAAGATGTCCGTGGTGCTGATTACGTTCAACACTTCTACGGGTTCATCGGTTGCTGTGGCTGCCGATTCGTATCCAAACTTGATTGTGATTTCCTTGTACGCTTTGGTGAACCCGGTAAACATCGCAGATCCGTGGATGCCCTCATCCTGCTGCACGTAATCGCTTACGATGCGGTGAATGTCAAACACCCCGGCATCGGCGGAGTTGGGCAGTTGCTTCAACTTCGCAAGTTCTGTTAGTCCATCAAACACTTGGCAGATATAGCGGAACTTGGGGTCGCTCACATTTGTACCGTCGTACACTACGTACACGGCCAAATCGTTTGCCCCAAGAATCGTGTGCGAAGGTTGATAGTTAATCGTCATCCTATTGATATTGTAAATGATACCGCCATTTCCTCGGGCATATTTTTGGTGAGGAAATCCTCCACATCCAACTTGAATGCCTTTTCCAACTTGGGTATCGCTTGAGTGTAAAGCATTGCAAATGGGTCGCTGATAAAGTACGTGGGTTTGATACCATAAAGGTACACGCTCCGTGCGATGCGCTTAACCATTTGCTGCCGAGGAACAAACCGCCCTCGGGCATCACGTATTTCGGGTAGCCCTTTAGAAATCGTCCATTGGTCAATCGCAGGAATCAGTTTGCCTTTCGGCCCCGTTCCTGATCCGAACTTAAACGGGCTATTGGGGGCTTTGGCGTTGCTGGCAAAACCCTGCACCCCTTTGTCTACAAAATTCCAATAGGGCGATTTCTTGAATGGAAAGGTCAGCGTGAACCCTTTGTCGCCCAATGGCATTTCCCACACCACATCCCTATACAGGTTGCCTGTGGCATTCTTGTTTTGATTGTCAAGTGTCTCCCTGGCTATGGCCGCGATGCGATCGGCCGTGAGTGCCATTTCCGTATAGAGTTGTTTGCAGGTGAACGGCTTCAGCTCACCCTGCCACAACACCTGAAACTCAATAAAGGGCATCGCACAAGTTAATCGGGTTTGGAACGCTGATGTCTACCTCACACCCCCACCCCGTCAAAAGGTTATTGAACCTGGCCGTGAACGGGTTGAGGTTTAGCGGGAATCCAACTACCCACTTACCCGGCACGAACTGCCCGGAGGTGCTGGCTGCAAGGTTGAACTGCGCAATGATGTCGCGCATGATGAGGTGCGTTTCGGAATACACCTGAATCAAATCCACCCCCTGCTGCTCCTCAATGACAAGGTCTGCCACCACAAACTCGTATGTGAACGTCTCCGCATTCTCGCTCGTGCTGATGCGCGTGCATTGCGCATAGAACAGCGGGTACATATCGATTGTGATTTTGTCAATGTCCAACTCATCCAATGCCGTGGTGTAAAACGCCCGGATTTGGCTGTGGTTCGCGGCGAGGTTGCGCAGGATAGTGTCGATGTCAGATAGGGTTACCATTGATTGTGTTCTTGCTGGCGTTCAAATCGTTTTCGTATGCAAGGTAGGTAAGCACCTCCTCGATGCGCAGGTTAGTCACCGCTTCAAACCGGAGAATATCCCCTTGAGCCAACCCATGAATAACCTGATACCACCCCCACTTTGCGCCCATCTTGGATTGCTCCCCTGCGAAGATGGCTCCGTACCTCGCCCAAATACCTTCCCTGTATTGTAAAAAAAAACCATCGCCCCGAGTGCTACGTTCATCGGACACTCCAGCATCTTGTCGCGTTGGCCGGGTGACGGTTTGTAGGGTGCGATTTCATATAGCGGCCCCATCGAGGTCACGATAGGTCGGTACATAATCGCCAAGATTTCGGGCAGGTGTTCCCACACATCGCCCTTGCACGCTTCCTCAAGATCCACAAACTCACCCAGCGACAACTCACTCCAATCCGGGACAAACCCGTACTCCACGTTCCCGAGCGTAAACCTTGGAACGAGCGGGTATTCCTCCATCTTGGGTGGCTGAATCAGTTTGCCCATAATGCGAGCGATTTTCGCTATGTCTGCGAATGCGATACGCTGCACCATAGGCCGGGGCAACCCGCACAAGATTTCGATACCCAAACGCACGGCCTCCATCCCTTCCTTGGGTGGGTCGTTGGCTTTCACGAGTTGGATGTATTTGCCGACGGTCACATCGGCCATCGATTCCGGTACTTGGATGCGTTTACGAGTAGACATAGTGTCCGGATTTTTTCATCAACTTATTCAGGCAAATGTACCTAACCGCATCCACGATGTGATTGAACGCATCGACGGGTTGGTTCAATACCTTCCCGTTTTTGTCGGTCATCCACTTGTAGTTGCGGAACTCTTTTTGGGCGTTGAGGTCGGTGTCGCGCACGAAGATTCTGCACCTCCGCATATAGTCGATTCCTATCCTAACTGAATCCGGACCTTTCTTGGCTGGCTTGATGTTGAACCCCATACGATGCAGTTCCTCGATGGATTTGGGTTCTGCGGAATCGGCTATGATTTCGGCTCTGCGGTCGATACCCAACCGTCGCAGTTCCTCGGCTATATCGGCATTGGTCATCCGGGTTTGATACAGGATTTCCTCCACGTACAACGCATCCCCAAGTGTGTACACCCGGACTAACGAGGTAGGGTCATTGGCGTATCCCCAGTCCAGCCCGTATGCTATGGGTTGAGCTTGTGCTGGCAACTCCGTATACAGCGAGTATTGGAAGATTGTCTCACGGGATTGCCCGCGCTCACCCAGGCCGTACACCCTCCAATACACCTCGTCGATTTCCCGTAGGCGTTCGATTTCGTTAATCGTGTCCTCGTTCAGGTGCGGGTTATCGCGGTACGTGGTTTGGAAGAATGTCGCATCCTCACGCGGTATCACTTTGTCGTAGATCCAATGGAACTCATCCGACGGGTTGTAGTCGATGATGATTTTGTCCGTGGTTCGCAGCACGAGTTGCTGCCAATCCTCGAACGTCAGCTCGTTGGCCTCGTTGATGAAACAGATGTTCCGCTTACGTCCCCGCACCTTTTGGGGTTGGTCTACGCTGATGAACTCCCACGTGTTGCCAAAGAGGTCGTATAGGTTCTCCGTTTTGTTGTGGCTGCGTTCATCGTACCATTCCTCTTTCATCAGGATTTCCGTGAAATCGCGCATCACGGATCCACGCAAGGATGGAAACGTCTTACGCACGACCGTGATAATCCACCCGGCATCTACGTTGAGTGCGCACCACTCGATGAGTGCCGTGATGATGCTAAACGTCTTCCCCGATCGCGTGCCTCCCTGATGTACTTGGATGCGTGTGTCGCACCCTTTGACATCATAGTAGGTCTTCGCTAACTTCATTCACGGGCATATCCTTAAACCAACTCGGGGCTTTGTGTGGGCCGCGCAAAGTGATTTCGGTGTGTTCCTGTTTGGGCATAAAGTAGGGCATCATCTTGCTCAACGCTCCGATGTATTTCTCGGAACTTTCGGCCCGTAGTTCCTCCAACGCGGCCTCGATGTGTTCCACCTGGCCGTTCATCAACTTCATAAATACGGCCCGTGCTTCAGCCGTGGCTTTGTTGCTGGCTCCTTTGGGTCTCCCACCCGGATTGCCGCTTTGTCCTTTTACGAATGGCATTTGTTTTCGGTTGTAGTTTGCAGTTGCTTTTCCCGCTGTTCAAAGAATCCCTCACGCTCCCCGGCTTTGACCCATTTCTTGTATCGCTCCAACTTGCGTTGAGCTTGGAGCAGTTCTACCTGATTGGGTTCGCTGATGTAGAACCTGTCTTTGTACTGAAAGAGCAGCCCTTCGTCCATCAGGTTGGAAATGGATGCTGTGAGTGTTTGGTGTTTCATCCCTGTGTACTGGCGCATTTCGTCCAAGTTCATGGATTGCTTTTTGAGGATGACATACACGATTTCTTTGTTCGTGTGGATCCGGTTGTTGCGGATGTTCTCGAGGAACGATTCGATGCTACGCTGGCTCATAGTCGGTTTTTGAAGTGTTGAATGATTGCTTCCATCTTTTGGTTGTACCACGATTCAAACTCTTGCCCTTCCCCTTCCTTTTCCCACACCCTGTATAGGACACCCCGTAGGCGTTGGCTCTTGCTTTTGGGTGCATCGAAATCTGTCTTCAGGGATTCGAGGTCACGCAGTTCTTGGGTGCTGTGTTCGTTCTCTTGAAACACGAGGTATCCGTAGGCATCTACCAACTCATCGATGGCTGCTATTTCCGCCGATGTTTTCTCTTGTGTGATGAATCGTACCGTCACGGATTTGTCTTTGTTCCGACGGTAGCCATCGAGTACGGCCGCAGTTATGAATCGCACGATGCCTCGTATGCCCCTTGTAACTCCTGCAACATCGATGCCAGGCAACTCCCGCACCCCTGCACCTTACGTCTACGCTTCAGCACATCGGCGTACAAACCCTCCAGCGTTGCGATGTCTGCTCCTTTCATCACTTCGCCCTCTTTGCGTTCTGCGAAGGTGGTTTGCCACAAGGTCTTCTGTACCTCGTTCATCGGTACTGCATAGGGGAACGCTACGTTGAGCCAACGCTTGCGTTTGTCGCATCCGCAATCGTCCCCGAGTACGGCCTTGGCGACCTCTGCCACCCCCGTTACCTCCAACACCTTTTCGACGGTGTCTCCCAACCCTTTGGATCGGCGTGTGTATTTGCGTGCCATAGTGTAAAGTTACGAAATTGCTTTGATAAGTTCCTGTAATTCCTTGTTGTAATGCTCCACCCATTGTTGGGCATTGTCCTCGCTCATCTTCAGGGCGCGATGGCTTTTAATCATTAACTGCTCCGCTGTGCCTTCCCCGTAGATGGCATCGAGACGGCAGCCAAAGATGTACTGCTGTCCGTTTCCGTAGAGGTTGCAAGCCGGGCATTGGGGTTTGACGTTCATATCGTCCCAACGTGTCGCGTACTTCGCTCGTGTCACGAAATGCCCCGCGTGCATCTTCGTCCAATGGTTCTCTTTTCCACAAGTGAAGCACGCAACTATCCCGGCTTGGTTGGCATCTTTGATACGGATCCACTTGCTGAATACGGCATCTAACTTTTTGCGTGTGGGTGCTTTCATGGGTGTGCGAGTTCAATCGCACGAAATAACTGAAAAGCAAGTTGAGGAACAATAGCATTTCCGTACGCTTTTATGGATTCTGTGCGCCACTTTGAAAAGGTAACTCCGTCCAGTTCGCGGGGAAGCCCATCATCTCCGCCACAAACCGGGGGTTGAGTTGGGAAGTGCTCCCAGTTCCCAACTTGATGTAATTGGGAAGCTGGGAATCGTGCTTCACCTTGTTTCCATTTTCCCCCCTCAAATGCTCCAATGAATTGGCCCCCTTGTAATCCCGTGCCGCTGGTGTCGGTAGCATCCCCAGGGATGCCTTTCCGCTCAACATCGATGCTGTCCCGTCTGCTCTGCGTTGTCCCTTCCAATCCCCCGCAATTGGTGTCGGAAGCATAGCGTTGGCAAACTCCTGCGGGTTCATCGTCCTGCCCTCCGCAAAGCGTTTCGAGCGTGCCTTGTGTCGTGCCGTTGGTGTCCCCAACATTCCGTACACCACTTGGCTCGTCAGACCGTTGTACTGCGTCCCGTTCTTGTAGCCGTTCCGCTCCGCTTTGGCTCGCATCTTTTTGGGATCCTCGCATCGTTCGGTAGTGGTCGGGGTGATAAGCAATCCACCATATCCTGTCTCGTCTGTGGGGTGCGCCGACACCCGCAGCAGGAAGGATGCCCGTCCAAACCTCGTACCCCAAATACTCCAAGTCAGCGCACACCTCATCGAAGACCACCCCTCCATTCCAATTAAGCAGGCCGCGTACGTTTTCGCCCACAACGTAGGCCGGGGCAACCTCGAGTATGATGCGACACATTTCGGGCCATAGGTGGCGTTCGTCGTCCTTTCCCAACCGCTTTCCGGCCGTTGAGTAAGGTTGGCAGGGGAACCCTCCTGTGAGGATGTCCACGTGTCCGCGAAAAGGTCTACCGTCGAATGTTTTGACATCGTTGAATCCTTGTGAGCTTGGGAAATGGTGTGCCAGGACACGCTGGCAAAAGGGGTCTCTTTCCACGTGGAAGACATTTGTCCACCCCATCCACTCGGCAGCGAGGTCGAACCCGCCAATCCCCGAGAAAAGAGACCCGTGCCTCATCGCTTTGTGGCGTAGTATGCCCCGCGTACTTTCTCGCGGATTTGATACTTGAAGTCATCGAGGATGCGCTCCAACTCGCGCTCGAAGTTCATATCCTCGTGCCACTCGTTGAACGATCCGGGCGAACGGTCGGGTTCGCTCGTGCTGTGTACTTTCAGGTGGTTAGGCATCCTGGGCGTTATTGAAGGTTTGAACGATGTCGTACGCTTTGTCGAAGTTGGCGAGTTCCGCCTCGCTCATCACGTCGAAGTGTCGGCTCCATGCACGGAGCATTTCCTTTGCCGTTTCGAGCAGCAGGTGGCTCTGTGCCATCGTGTACGCCTCCCCGTAGGGTAGCGAGGTGGTAGCAATCACCGATTCGTTTTCGTCGGTGATGTAGTAATACCCTTTGGCTTGGTTCAGAGTTCGCTTGTTCATAGTTTCTCGATGATGAAGTTGCAGCCACTTACGGCCTCGATTGGTTTCATGGTCTTGGCAGCGAACTCACGCTCACGGCCGTAGATGTAGTGATCGCAGATACCTACGTACACGAAACCCCGCTCCCGGAGCCATTCGCGTGTCGATGGCATTTCCCACGTGGCCTCGTTCAGCCACAGGAAGTCGTCGTTCCAATAGAGGTTGCCCGTAGCGTGCGCCGCGCCTACCTCGTGATCATCGTGTCTTTTCATCTTCGATTGTTGTGTTGACCAGGTTTTCAATCAGTACAGCCATTTCACCCAGCATATCGTCCCACACCACCATCGTGCCCGTGTCCTCATCAGCCGAAATGGTTTGCTTCAGCACGTTCACGATTTGTTGTGGCGAACGCCCATCCGCATGGAATAGGCGTATCGCACGTTGAACATTCTCGTAGCGCGGAATCATTGTGCTTTGGATTGTTGGGTGTATGCGGCGGCCGCTTGAGTTCCGTAAGAATCCACCCACACGAAAATCATGTTGCCCTGGGGGTCTTTGAACTCAAGACCAAGTTTGTGACCCTCAAAAGGATCAGTAAAAATCTCGGTGACGAATCCCCGGCCCTCATAGTAGGCGGCGGCGGCAAGGCAGGTGTCGTAGGTCAGTTCCATTGTTCGTTGTTTGACGCACCAAAGATAGTCATTGTTCCTCAATATCCAAACTTGGGGTGGGATTTTTTTCCCAATACTGCCTCAAGCGTGTGCCGCTGCCTACGAAAGGTCGGCGTTCGTCTTTCAGCGTGGCGGCCAACTGCGCCAATCCAAGGGGTTGTAACGGCCCTGTAGATTCATAGACCTCTTTGTGCTGCGTCTCCAGCAGTTCAGTTCGGATGCTGCCCTCGTACGCACGCAACGCCTCCAAAATTTCCGCTGTCTTCAGACGCTCGTACAACTTGATGAGTTGCCCCTTGCGGATCATATCGAACGCCACTCGGATTTCCTCCACCTTAATGGCTGGGAACTCGTCCAAGATAGCCCGACACGTGAACACGAAATCGTCGGTAGTGGTGAGTGTTTTGTTCGCATCCACATCCTTACACAACCTGCCTACTTCAGCCACCAACCATGCCCGCGTAAGATCCGGCATTTCCTTGGCTGCTCGTTGGAGGTTCGTGCCACCCTTCCACGCGGTTGTGGGGGTGAGCTTGACACTTTCACCCTTCAGCAATGAAGTGGTGGATGCCGTCGGCTGTAACTGAAGGTTGGTATCCTTTGTCATGTTTCAGGGGAAAAAATCCTTTCCAAGAGTTAGCCAAAGATTGGTGAATGATTTGAATCGCGACACCCTCGTCGCCCTTTGCAAGGTTCATAAGCCGGGTGTATGCCGCACGCTCGCCGCGCCCGGTGTATCCTTCCTTTCTTTCTTTCTTGTCTGCAAGCCACTCACCCCACACCTCACTCATCACATCGCTCATCCGAATACTATTCTCCTTTGTTTTCTCAAGTGTATTCTCTATATTGTTTTCTATAGTAGACAATTTGTCTACCCTTGCCTCGACATTTTGTCTATCCTGCCTCGCCAATTTGTCTACCCCCCTCGACATTTTGTCTACCTCCATAGACATAATGTCTACCCCTTGGGTGGTTAAAACGCGACGGTTCCAATCGGCCTGATTGACCAATCGCAACTCTTTCAACTTGGCTACCGCACGGGTAATCGACCGCTCGCTGACCCCAAATTCGTCTGCGACGGTCTTGTTCAACTTAATCCATCCGCGATTCTCACCCGACACCGAATCGATGTCCGCCCACAGCATTTTGTCGATGGCTGTCAGGGCTGGGTGGTTAATGATTTGTCGGGGTATCCACACCCCTTTGAACACTTTGAAATCGTTTGACATAGCTCACTTCGTTTGCTGTTTGGAGAATCATGTCCATCACTACGCTCGGGGGCGTATTGGTGGCCTCGCACAACTCGGGCAGGATAGTCAGAAACTTCCTCGGATCGTGAACGAGCCACCTATTGAAGGTCTTTTCACCTTTGCCAAAGTACGCCTCTGCAATTTGGATTTCGTTCCAATGCAGTTTCAGCAACCCACGTAGGGTCAGAATGGGGGGTGCTGGGTGGGTGCTTGGTAGGTCTCCCATTGGTCACGAATTTTGGTGAGTTCAATAGCCAGGTTTTTCACGTTGTCGAGCGTGTGCGGCATCGGGCAATAGTCCGGATCGTTATTCTTGAGGAATTGGATGGCCGCGTTAATCGCCCATTGGCGTTCAATCACTACCTCACGACCTCCCGATTGCGGACGAGCTTGTTCCGGCCGTTTGACCTTGCCGTGCGGCACTCCGTTGAACTCACGAGTTACCTCAATTTCCACCACATCACCCGGCTTGAACGGGCTTTTCGGCTCTTTGTGGTTTGCCACGAGCCACGTGTTATCCTCGAATTGGTACTCGAACTTGTACAAAGTTCCGTACTGCGAATCGAAGGTTCCCGCTCCCTGAATCAACTGAATCTTTTTCATTGTTCATTGTTTAACCGCTGCAAGTATAGACCATCCGCGTGGAACTATTCCAACTTGGGGTCAAATACTTATCAACAAAAAGGGGTGGCCCTCGTTAGGACGCACCCCTGTCAAACAACAAATCGGAACTATTCTTCCATAAAGGAAAGGCACAAAGGGGTCAATCCAACAGCACACATAACCACACCCGGCCAACTGATGCCGTGGGCTACGATGTCATTGCACGCGGTCAGAACCACAACACCTCCAATGGTGCGTTTGGCTGACCAACGCTTCAGGTCTCCCTTGGTCTTAAATACCTCTGTGAGGTCTAACTTCGATAGCAGACCCCACAAAGGGTTCACCGGGATTTGCCCAACAAAATTGCGGATACGATCCGTTTGAGGATGTCCAGGATTTGGTCGTCCTTGGTCGTTTGGGTTAGTGCCGTTACCGTCCCTGCGAACGCGATTACGGCCAATAAAAGTTCTGCCCAATGTGCGTTGATAAATTCCATTTTAGTAACCGCTAAAATCCTCAAACCATTGTAACGTGGCCTGGGCAATCATAATCGCTTCAGGCCCGGATAGCGTAACCATCGATTGCAAATCCTGCAACGCGGAATACGCAAGTTCCATATCCTCTGTCTCCAACCCACGGATCACATCAGACCACGTTTCACGCTGCATTTCCGTGATGAAATAGCCAGCGTAATCGTACAGCCCCTCCGTGCCGTTCTTTTCGAGGTCTCGGACAATATCTTTAATCAGCATAATTCAGGGTATTTCTCTTTTACCTTAAAACTGGGACACGCTTTGTTGGCAAACTCGTTGTGTCCGTGCAAGCTCAACGGCCCAAAAATAGTACGCAATGCCGCAATGAGGTTGCGAATACTTTTATCTTGTTCGGGGCTGACGGTGTCCGCCGCTTTGCCATCCTTAACTCCCCCGATGTAGCATACACCCAGCGAATCGGAATTATGCCCCTGCGTGTGCGATCCAATCATTTCCCACGAACGGCCCATCTGCACCTTGCCGTCGAGCGTAATGACGAAGTGGTAGCCCACATCTGACCACCCCCTTTGCTTATGCCACTTGCGCACATCGTCCACATCAAAATCTTTGCCCGCCTCCGTAGCGGAACAATGCAGGATGATTCGTTTGATACGTCTCATTCGATGCCGTGTTTCGATAGCAGTTTGTCCATCCGGGTGAGTGTGTCCTGCACCTTTTCCATAAACCGCAGCACCTCCGTCTCGGTTTTTTCCAAGGCAATGATTCGGCCTTTAACCTTCGTGAGTTCCTCGTTCATAGACATCCACATTTTGATGATTGACCCAATCAGAGTGATTCCGGTTAAGGCAATCGCGATGATT